CAACTGGCTCATCTTCAAACGTCGCTTTTCCAAACACACGCTCGAAGAAAGTCTTTCCACTTACTTCTTGTTTACTCATTTGTTGTTTATTATTTGATTTTAAATTTACTTGCATACGTTCAAATATTCCCTCTACTGAGAACCCTTGAAATTTTCCACTCTTAACTTCGTTCCATAGTTGGTTATCCTCAATTTTATAGGAAGCAATCCACGTTCCATCTTGAAGATTTTGTTTAGCAAATGCTAATGGTGGATTGATTCCTTTTTCTGAATCTAATAAATAACTTTCAAACATTGTAGCACCTTTCACAACATCTCTATTGTCGTGCATTCGATTTACGTTATTACCAAATGAATTACGAAAGAATTTTAAAACTATCTGTTTGATCGTTGGAACATCAAAAAATACTTGATGCTCTCCAATGTCAGGAGAATTTCTATAAATTAATGTATTTGCACTCATCATTACACCCGTTACAATCCTTTGTTCTTCTGCGAAATTATACGGTATAGCCTCATTGAATGAAACGAAAGCCTTGAGATGTGCTGGAGTGTCTACAAATGCATTGTAATCAACTCCAGTTTCATCTTCATCATTAATTGTTAATTTATAAACTGGTAACATAATTCAAATTTACTAATTATTTTATTACTTTGTTAAAATTATAACATTTATTTTTAATTATCCACCAATTGTAGACAAAACGTTGGTTTTTTTACTGTTATCCATTACTGCCTTTATCTCAGAATCTACAACTGTAACCTTGATTCCAGTTGATGTGTCTATTGCATCAAGTGTATTTGTAAAGCCACCATTCATATTAACACTATTTCCTTGTTGGTTGTTGTTTGTGTTATTGTTTGTACTTGGCGGTGTTGGTGGTGCGACTGAACTTGGACTATTTGATTCAAATTTAGTACTTGATATTTTTGCTATCGTTGCAACCGTAGCCAATCCTGCCGAAGCAATACGAATAGCCGAAGCAACACCCATAGTAAAATCAGGAACAGATAAAATAGCAGTAACAGATTGAGCACCGTTTATAATTGCTTGAGCGATTTGCATTTGTTTATTAATCTCAAATTGTTTCTTAGCACTTTTTAATTCTTCCTCACTTCCTTTCTTAAGATTGTTTTGTTTAATACTAAAAATAGTATCACTTAATGATTGAATAGAACTTAAAGAATTATTAGCAATTTCAAAACTAGCATCTTGTATCTCTTTTTGGTTTGCTATTTCTTTGTTCTTCGTTTCTTCATTTATACCATCAATTTTTGCTTTGTGTTCTGCGTGTAGTTTTTCAATCTCACCGTTTGTTAAATCTTGGTTCTGCAATGCTTGTGCAAGTTCTAAATCAGCAAGTTCTTTTTTCGCTCCTTGTTCTGCTTCAAAATCTGCTCTGAAATTTAATATTCTCGCTTCTAGCCTAGCCTTAGCGTCTGTATTTTCTTTGGCTAATTTCTGTTTATCCTTTTCCGTTTGTTGTTTCGATAGATCAGTTTTTAATGCTTCCGTTTCATTAAATTGCTTAACTGTTAACTCATCAATTAACTTTTGATTATTACCAAACTTAACTGTAAGATCGTTGTATTCTCTTTCGTGTTGTGTTCTTAACTGTGCAAGTTGTCTAAGTCCTGAATCTTCAATATTAGTGTTTATTAAATCTTCTGTTAATCTTTGAAGTTCTAATAGTTTCGCTTGTTTATCTTTTTCACTTTGTAACCTTTCTGCTTTTCTTTTCTCGTTATTCTTTTTCTGTTCTTCTGCTCCCTTTTCTTGTGCGTCGCTTATTTCTTTTTGGTGCGTTGCTTCTAAAACGTTCTTCGCTTGTATAGTATCTTTATAAAGTTTATATTGTTCTTTATTCATGTCAATACCAAACTTTTGTTGTTTTTCTAAACTTCTTTTTGTAAGTTCTAAATTATCTATTTCCTTTTTATAAATCTCATCACTTGAAACACCTTTTGCTTTCATCAATTCAATTTCTTTGTCGTGTGTATCTTGCTTAGTCTTTAAGTTATTCGTTAAATAGTCTTGTGATTTCTTTAAACTTTTAGCTTGCATTTCATCGAATGCTTTTTGTTTAGCGGCTGCTTCCTCTGTTGATTCACCGAATAAATCCATCGCTGAAATTAAAGCAGTAACACCAGCAATGATAGCAAATATTGGAATAGCCAACATTGACAACCTTAACAACTTCATCGCTCCCGTTGTTGTACCCACCGCAGTTGTATAGGCGTATTGTGCTACTGTCATTATACCAGTTTTAATTGCATTCAATGTTATCATTGCAGCACTTTGACGCTCAAATAATGCTCGTATCTCGTTAACTGAATTTAACAATGTAGTTACTGCTGTTAACTTTACTAAAGTCTTTTCAAGTTCCTTAGAATCAGAACCTACCAAAGCCATTGCACTTTCAACCGCACCATAACCAGCAATAATACCCGTTCCAATAGATAACGCACCTTGTAAGTGTTTACCGTCTTGCCCTGTGTTTATTATTTGTGCTTGTAAATCTCCTAAACGATCTTTAAGTTCCCCGGCTTGTTCAATTGCTTGTTGTCCTATTGGCGAATCTTCTCCAGCTTGTAATGCAATAGTTTGGTATTCTTTAACCGCCCTAGTCATTTCACGCATCGACAAAGTACCGCTTTCAACTTTTGCGTTTAAATCTTCAAATGCTTTTTGTGAATTTACAGATGTACTTTTAGAAGTTGTGTTTACTTCCTTTAAAGCCTTATCAATATTATTAATGTCCTTAACTGTATTACCAGTGTCTACTTTGGTTTTAAAAACTATTTCCTTATCCATAAACTTCTATGTGAATGTTAGCACTTGTTAATAATCCATCTGTTAAAACCCCACCCGTATAAGTGTAAATTCTAATCTCAGCAGAACTTTGTTGCTTAATTATTATCTCAATACCTGTGTTTTTTGGTGAAGGTTGATAAAAGAAAGTTTGATCTCCCGTGAATAATGCACTGCTAGTAACTTTATAGTAACCAGTTGATACTCTAGTCCATGTTAATGTGCCTATTGTATTTACTATTAAATAATTCTCAACTGGATCTGTTGTACTTGTTTGATTTACAATGGCTTTATATATCTTACTTGTAGTTGTACCGTTAGAAACAATTAAACTTCCATTTCTAGTATAAAACAATCCCGTATCTGTATCTAAATACATTTCACCCTGATATATGTCAGTAGAAATCCAATCACCGTTTCGATGATCGGCACTAACTGGGATAGTAGCAATTCCGCTACCTTGCTTTATTACCATTCTTTTTTTCTCGTCGCACATATTTACCCTTTTATTAATTCATTATTTGTTAATATTTCATCTATTCCACCCCATATAACTCCTGAATCTTGTCCAATACCATCAGGAGAAAGTATGTTATCATCTCCATTTGTTACCCATCCATCAACATCATTGTGGTAACTTATCTCACCCTCTATATTGTTGGCTTCAATTATTCTAACTATTTCAATCTGTGTTGATGTAGTTAAATTGTTATCGAAATCCCTTACTTCATTCAATCTAAACAAAACACCATTCCACATAATCGACTTACTGAAATCTAAGTTAGCAATATGATTTGAATTTAGCTTTACATATAGCTCAACTAATTTAGAATCTTTGCCCGTTATCTCTTTTATAAACCTTTCGTGATAACGTCTGTAAAGGTTATCCGTTGTTACAACATTATTTTGATATGCTAATTGAATTGGTAAACCCCAGTTTAAATCGAAGGTAGGATTTTGGTAATTATCAAAGTGATGTACACATGGATAAGTTGAATAATCTGTGTATAGAACTCCATCTGTATCTGTTAATCTCCATGCACCTGATTTTAAACCATTGTAAATATAGTTTCTAGGTTTGCCTTTAAATGGTTGTATTACGTTAGCATTTAACTTTACTATTCTAGGTCTTACAAATGGTGTTATATTATCTCTTACTACTGTTTGAGCGTATGGTAATTGATAAGTTCTATCTCCAGTTTGGAATGTACTTGGAACGGTGTAAATGTGATCACCATATCCATAATTAAAAGTAGACCTATATGCTTCATTGTCGAAATCTTTATCTTCTGCCCATAGAAATTTATATCGCTTACCTTCAATTGTGGATGCTGGTTTTATAACTATATCCTTACTGAAATCAACTATATCTGTTATGTCTATAAATTCTGTTGTATCTTGGTAATAATCGTTTAAAGGTTCAATCTTAACTACTCCATTAATATCAGCATCACTTAAATAAAGATTATACATTAACAGTTCTGCTTCCAAAAATGAACTTGCTTTTAAGTCAGGAATAAATCTACTTAATTCGACTGTGTCGCCAGTGATTAAACTTGCTTGAATACATTGTAAGTTGAAAGAGAATGGTGTTGTATCGTTTTTTACATAAACAACCATAGAATTAGCACCCATTCTTACATCGAAAAATAAATTAAATCTGAAACTTATCTCATCCCCTGAATTGGCTTCTATTGAAATCTTATCGTTATAACTTAAATTTAAATCTGCTACGTCTTGAAATTCCTGAACATCATTTTTAATTGAACTTCCATTTTTTAAAATATCAAAAGTACATCTTATAACACCAGCGTTATCATACCCACCTATATTTGTCCATATAAAATCAACTAATATTGGAATGTTGTAATCAAAAGAATAAGTACCTTGTTTTTGAATCTTAACTACAAAGTTTTTATTTTGGTTAAATCCATCCGTTATATTTGTGTTTGTTGCACCATCCCATGTTGCGGTTAAATTAACAAATTTTTGACCTACAAACTGAACCCCATTTGCAAAAGATCCACCTTTTAACGGTATAAATCCAGTGTTTAATGTAGTTGTAAAATTACACTGTCTATTGTTAATCTCATTTGTTGGATAGCCTATCTTATCTCCACCGCCAAAACCTAGTAAATGTTTTTTATAGAATGAACTATCTAAGAAATTAGAATCCCAAGTTAAACCTGAAACCTCTAAACACTTTTCAAAAACTTCACGTTTATAAACCAATGGTGCTAGATCATTAATCTTCATTGTTGAAGTAGAACTATATCCGTAGTCTACCATTCCATAATGATAGCCAAACCCTAAAGGTAAACCACTACTAAAATTTGTAGTGTCTGATCCGTTAACTTTTACCGACGTCGCCCAACTTTTAAAAACATTGCTCCTGGTTAATGCGTGGTTATATTCGCTCCAACCTAACTCTGAAACTTTTAAATCACCCAACTTCATAAATAGATCTATGAAATTAGAAAACAATTTACATTGAAAAACATAATTACCACCTGAAATCATAACTTGTTCTAACTGAAATAAACCATTAAACAATAGTTCACCGTTATCGCTCCAATACTTAGCAGGAACACGCAATGTTGGATCAAAATCAAATCCTATATTTGTCGTACCGTTAACTGTTGATAACGAAAGTAAATAAGTAGAGCTAAAGAAATCTAAGTTCTTTTTAGTTCCTGAGATCGCTAAAGATTTTGAGTAATTTCTTTTTCGTTTGTTAGGTTCTTTAATATCAGCAATAGAGAAATTCAAAGGAAATGGAACGCCCTCTGTTAATTCTATTTCAACACCGTTTACTTGTAACCTTCCTATCATACGACTATTGATTTTCTAGTGTTTGGTAATTTTAAAGTAACTATCTCAGTATATTCTTCTAAGAAACGATCTTGATTCTCAGTATATGCAGTATTTTCTATGGTTACTCTATCATATGTAGTGTCTAACATATAAACAACTGGAGATAAGTAACAAGTTCGTACTAACCAATTCTGTGTAGTTTGATTAATATAGTTAGAAACTAACTGAATACTATCATTTGCACTCTTAAAGTAACTTAAAACACCACTATTTGAAGCGTCAAACGTATAAACATTATTCACCCATTCACCAAATTGCTTCTCGTATGTCTTAGATGTTATTTCACTTGAATAAATTGCATTAAAACTAAAGTCAAAAGTATCAAATCCACCGTATTTATTTATCCAATACAAAGGAAATCCATTCTGACACGTTCTATTTATATAGAATCTTTTAGTTTCAGAAGATACTAACCCCGTCGCTACATCAGTAACGTAGTATTCTATGTAATCAGTAGATGAAGTAAACGAACTCGCTAGTATATCAGTATTTAAATTAATTTGAGTTACTTTATTGTTAGCAGTTGTTGTGATAGTGTCTAACAATGTCCCTACTGAATTATACAACTTAGCATAAACATTAACATTATAGTTAGTCATTATAGTTACTAAGTAGTTATTTCCTTCTCTAACTTGTATATCGTTAGGCATATCAGTAAAAAACTTTATACCGTTATAATCTGTATAATCAAAATTACTAAATTCTTTATTATCTAGTCTTGCCTTCCATACATTTATAGTTGAACTTGTTGTTGTACTTCCAACTGCTGGAGTTGATCCGAAGTATTCTTTAACTATAACGTAAACCTCTCTATTATTTAAAGCGTCAGCAGTAAATGTAGCCTGATTAATAGTTGGAATATCTAACATTGTTTTAACCACATCCGAAGCATCGTAATGGGAGTAAATACCAACTTCGGGATAAATCTGATGCGTACCAGTTAATGATCCACTTACATACAATTCTACTAGATAACTGAAATTAGCGTTAGCAGTATTATTACTAGAGAATCTCCAAACAATAGGATTGTCGGAAGGTGTGTATAATTGTGGACTTGAATGGATTGTTACTGCCATGGTGCTACTATTGTTAATTTAATTGATTCGCCTAATAATTTCTTTATTGGTTCTTCTAATATTTTTACTAATTTTTCGTTTATTACATCGTCGTAAAATGGACGTGGTTTTTTTCCTTTACGAATAATACTATTTTGAATCGCCCATGCAAATGAATCGTAATCCTCAAAGTTAGATGGTAGTGTAATACCTCGATCACTTTTCCACGCAAGTATTGAATCGTGAAAACTTAATGTTTGTGTAGGTGCTGAACCCCAAGATGGTGAACCTTTGTGAACATCTGCTTCTGTTCCTCTACCATTAACACCATAATTAATATACTTCCAATAAAAATCCATTGAGATATTAACCTCAACTTCATTACCGTTTATAATTACATCGCTTGGTGTTATTCCTTGTGATAAGTTTCTACTAGCATTAATATCTCGCTCTTGTATAGATACTTGTAAGTCGTCTATAATAGCCTGATTCAGTTTTACAAGTAAATTACCTAGCGGACTATTAGATTTACCGTTTAAAACGTCCTTTGCGTTCCCTACGTTTAACCCGTTTAATATGTCCGCTTCGTTTACTTTCACCTTCTTTTAATTAACGCTTTTTGCTCTAGTTGTTTCTTTTTAACTAAATGTGTTAAAAATTTAACTCTCGAATTAAATACAAAGATATTCATTTTTATAACATCATTCCATGTAATGTTGAATTCTTTTGATACTTCGTGGATTATTTCGTGCCACGCATATTGATTCGGCTTAGTTTCTTTACTATCTTTTGGCTCTCCATATAATTGTCTATTGATTCGACGTATTTCTTCAAAAAAAAACCTTTCAACTCAATGAAATCTATCATTTTAAAATGTTCTTTAAATAAATCGTGCCTACTTGAACGAGGATAAACAATGTTATCGTTAATATCTAACTCTCCGTATGTCGTACCTTTAGGAATATAACAAGTTGTAGCGAGTAAAATTGGATCTTTAGCAAAGTCTGAATGCTGACAATCAATATGGAAGCCTATTGGTGCTTTATTCGGATCAACAAATACAAATGTTTGTCCTTCGATAGTTATTTCTTTTGGTGCTTTACCTGACATTTTGAATTCTGAGAACAAAGAAATACAATAAGTGAACATATTATTAATGTCATTTACATCAATTGTCATTAATTTGTTTACAGATACTAGGGTAATGTTCGCTAAGAATAAAACTTTCGTATTTAAAGTGATGTTATCTTCTTTAAAACTTGCATCCTCGAATGCTTTAAGGTGTGATATTCTATAATCGTTAATCGTTTTTGGTAATTTAATATTAAAAGTTTTCATCTATTAATTTATTTTGTGTGTTACAATTCTTACTTTGTTCCGTATGTATATTTATAGCAGTCTTTTGCTCGTTTATCCACCCTTGCGAATGTGGTAATAGCATAATGTTTTTAGATTGTTTCTTCGCTTCGATACTAAATACAATATCCGACATTTTCATAAAGTTACTTAAAATAATATCTTTAGGATTGAAATAGTTTGTATTGAATGCAGTTACACCCGTTCCAGCAATATCAATAAATTTAGTGTCGAATACGTTTCTAAATGCTGAATAACTTTCGTGTCCTGTGTAATAGTTCAATCCTTTGCCTTTCAACTTCCTTCCATGATAAGTTACTATACATTTATGTTTCTCGATCTCCTCAATAGTTCTTTGTACATAATCACCAGGATAAACAATGTCATCGTCGCAACTGAAATAGTAAACATTGGATCGTAAACCGTAGAACTTACCTAAATCTGTGATGTCTTTATTCTTTTCGTTATCGTAGATTACAATCTCATCTGCTTGACCGTTTAAAGATTCAATTGTACGTCGTAGTGTTTCTTCACGTCCTTTAAATGTTGCTATTCCTACAACTATTTTTAATCTTGTAAACTTATCTTTAATCGCTTGGATCTTTTGTTTCCTTTCTTCCTGATTCACTCCTTGACCTAAACTTTTCTGTGTTGAATGTCTACGATAGTTATAAAGTATAGCATCTGTATAACCTAACTTTAAACCATTGGCTAAACATTTTAAATTAAATTCGTATTCCTCAGCACAAGTTAAACTTTCATCAAATAAACCTACCTTATCAAATACAGATTTATGATACATTAACGTTCCACCATGAATGACATTATTAAATAACATCTCGTTAAGTGATGGATGTTTAATTCTAGGTGTTTGTTTCTCGATTAAATGTCCTTTAACATTGTAAGATACACCGTGAATGAAATCATTACCTTGAATAGCCTTAACACTATCCTCGATTGAATTGGGTGTTAAGTAATCATCTTCGCACAAGTATTTAATATATTCCCCTTTCGCTCGTTTAATACCGTTGTTAATGTTAGTAGATACATTTACATTATCATTCTGAATTAATAACTCTATGTTGGTGTAAGTTTGATTCTTTACACTTTCAATCGCTTCGTTTAAATAACCCCTATCAACTGAGTAAGGTATTATTATAGTTACTAACGGTTGTAACATAGTAACCAAACTTTAGGAGTTAATTCTTCTCTGTGTGTATTATTCCAGTCTTTAAATCTACTATCGAAATCTTCTAACTGTAATTTAAATGTATGGTATTGATCCACTTCAATATCTATTCCGGTTAAGATAATAACATTCTTTTGTGCTATCTTTTTAATGTTCTCAATTGCTTTGTCAAAGTTCAAACAATTATCTAACACCGCCATACAGCAAACAGTATCTACTTCAATGCCTTCAATAGTTTCAATGTTGCCCTTTAAAGTTGGAACTAATTTAATTGGGAAAGCATCTAAACCGATATACTCAATATGTTCAGGTATTTGAGTTTTCAAGAATTGTGATCCGCATCCAACATCTAAAATACTTTCACCATAACCACACTTAATCAGATGCAGTTTATAATCTCGCAATACATTCGGAGCAGTTCTGTTATCGTCTGTATGTTGTCTTTGCCCTTGTCTTTCTCTAAGGTTCTCTGTTGCTTTTACCCAATCTTTTTTTAGTACTTTCATTTTATTAATTCTAATATTCGTTTTCCAGTTGATTCGATTGAATGATTGTTTCTAAACTCAGTATCAAAGTGTTCTACTAATTCATTCACTTGTTCAATACTAAATTCTTTTAATTGTTCTAATGTTTCCGTAAATGATTCTTTAGTATTACATATTTGAAACGGTGAAAGTCCGTAAGTATTATGGTAAATAGTACCGTTCAAATCATTCGTAATAACTAAGCATCCTAAACCAGTTGCTTCAAATGCAGTAACTCCGAAACATCCGTATTCTTTACCGTTTAACTCAGGTTTAAAAAGTTCAATATAGATATGACATTCAGCAATTCTCTTTAAATTATCTTCGTGTGGTATAATATTAGTGTCTATTCTTATCTCAAAATCGTTTTTAAACGGTTCTAACATCGTTTTAATTTCATCCGTTCCCTTTACTTCGGAGTTACTTGGATAGTGTCCTACGATTAACTTTCCACCTTTTCGCTTTTCAGTTGGTTCTAAGTCTGTGTGAGGTGCTAGATAATGAATAGGTTTATCGCATAGGTTAATAAATTCCGTTTGGTCTGTAATTACTACATCAGCATCTTTAAATATATGATTAAATTTTTCAGGCTCTGCTCTGTATCTACTACCTGAATGATAAACAACTAACTTACCTTTAAAGTTACCAATATTTACTAGGTTTAAAATTGTAGGGCAACTGTGAAATATCTGAATAATATCAAACTTATTAACCATTGATATTATTTCCTCTCTCGTTACTATCTCGCTTTGTGATTCGTACCCAAATGGATGCGGACTTAAAACATAATCAAAACAATCTACACCAATTGATCGTAAAGACTTAGCATTGTTGTGCGACATATTAGCATAGTCATTACTTGCTAGATTAAGCACTCTATAATTATCCACCATATAATAACACTTAAAAAAAATATTGTAAATTTCATCGCAAATATAGTAATTTAATAATCAGCCACAACATATCGACCAACTTTAATTAAGTCCTTACAAGATTGAATCGCTAAGGCTAAAGAAATAACTCCATCATCGTGTACACCTTGTGGTGCTGAATACTTTACATTTCGTGTTCGTTCATCGTAAATATAAGTGAAGGCTTCTAGTTCATCAACTAACCATTGTTCATTAAGTATTGATATATTTCTCTGCTCAAATAACAATGCTAAATCTTCAATCATAATTGGCTTGGTCTTACTAGAAGTAACGTAAGGACTTATAAGATTACCACATTTCTTTTTAAGCATCTCGTAAAATACATCACCCTGATTATTCACCTCAACATAAACCTTTGCTTTGAATCTATTAATTACCTCAGCGACTTTATTAATTATATTCGTCCAGTCGTCTTGTCGCCATCTTTCGACGTGTATCATTTGATTATCTCGATTAACTATTGTAAGCACCGTATAATCATCTGCTCGTCCAATATCTAAACCACCGAATAAATGTTGTGTCGGTTGTCCTGATCCAATACACTCACGCACGTTTGAGAATAAACCACTAGCATTATCTAAAAACTCTGCTAAGTATTCTTGTCTGAATATATGATCGGGTAAATTCCTTCTACGTTCGTCTAAATCTTCAACACTAATCATTGGATTATCGTAAGAAGTAAAGTGA